CCCGTCCCGTTGGGGCACTCCCCTTTGACAAGGGGGGCAAGGATGAAGGAGACCAAACCGGGAGCCCCGGAGATGCGAGACCGGGCAGCAATGTTGATTGGTGGGTCCCGTATGTGCTGGCGGGGGACACCGCGGGGGAGGGCAGCGACTTCTTCACGGGGCAATTGCTGGACAACACCACCGGGCGGCAAAAAGCGGTTTTGCGGATGCCCACCGACGAAATCGAATACACCCGGCAGATGTACTGCCTGGGCATGACCTTCAACAAGGCTCTGATGGGGATCGAGTGCAATTTCACCACCTACCCGCAAAGAGAGCTGGAGCGGCTGAATTATCCAAATTTCTACTGGCGGGAGCGCTACGACACCAACACCAACGCCATGGGCAGGGCGTTCGGCTTCCGCACCGACGGCAAGACGCGGCCCGTGATTATCAGCGGGCTGAAGGACGCCTTCCACGACCACCCGGAAAACTTTATCGACCGGGACACGCTGGGGGAGATGCTGACTTTTATCCGCAATGATGCGGGACGCCCGGAGGCCGCCCAGGGAGAGCACGACGATCTGGTGATGGCGCTGGCCATCGCGCACGAGATCCGCAAGCAGCAGCGGGTGGCACCGCTGGAGGAAGCGGAGAATCCAAAACCGAGACTGAAAGACCAGTTCAGGAATAACAAAAATTGGAGGCGCATATGAGCATTTTTGTAAAAAAGAAAGACGGGATCGAGGGCTATGATTTTTCCACCGCGGAGGCCCGGGAAAAGACCACGGCCGACCTGTTCACGGCGGCAAAAAACTGGCGGTGCGAAGCGGAGAACGACTGGAAGACCTATAACGACTATTACAACTTCATCCACGACGCCACCGGCGAAATGAAGGACTATTGCGACGAGCACGGCATCCCATTTGTGCCGCCGGTGCTGCCGGACTGCTATATGCAGGTGGAGAGCCAGGTCTCCCCCAACGTGCCGGAGCCGGAATTCCGTGGCAGATCGGGAGACGAGGACAGCGAGAAGGCCAAAAGGCGGGAGTTCGCCGTGCGCTATGTGCTGGAAAACAACCGGGTGAGCGACAGCAACACCGCCAACGAGCGCAGACTCGTGAAGCTGGGGGACGCCTATTGGAAAGCCTATTGGGACAGGGACATGCGCTGCGGGCTGAACGAGGGCGACATCCGGGTTAAGGATATCCCCGTGGAAAACGTTTACCCGGACCCCTCCTGCGAGGGCGGGGACATTCAGACCGGGCAGTTCGTCGTCCATGTCTACGCGCTGCACAAGGTGTCCTTTGCCCAGACTTTCGCCGCGGAGCTGAAAAAGCTGGGCACTAACGTCAACGAGCTGATGAATTCCGGGGAGAACTATCTGCCCACACTATTCGAGCTGTACAGCAATAAGGACACCTACAGGGACTGTATCCCCGTGATGGAATGCTGGTACAGGCAGCCGGAGGACTATTACGACGCCAAAAGCCGGACGACCGTGCCGGCGGGCGCCGTGGCCTGCTCCGTGCTGGCCGGGGGGAAGGAGATCAAAAACATTCCCCAGTATTGGGTGAGCACGGGCAAGCAGTGCCAGCTTTTCCCCTTCGTCCATTACTGGCGCATCCGGGATGAGAACAGCTTTTTCAACAAGTCCGAGCTGTTCGCCATCAAGGACATGATCGACGCCGGAGACCGGAAACTGGGCAACGCCCTGATCAACGACACGATGATGTGCAACGACATCATTGTGGCGGAAGAAAATTCCTTTGCGGAGGGCGGAAGCCCCGTATCCGAACCGGGGGCGGTGTGGGTGATGAAATCGGGGAGGGCCAATGCCGTGAAGCGGCTGGGCGGCTTCCAGAGCGGAGCGGCCGGCATCCAGCTGACAAATTTCATCAGCGAGCAGATCCAGCGGACCAACCGCAACTACGACACCAACATGGGCAAGGAGACTTCCCGGCAGACCACGGCCTCAGGCCTGGCCATGCTGCGGGACGACGCCGACAGTCAGGCGGAGATCAAGAAAAAAGACCGCCTTTTGGGTTTTGAGCGGCTGTTTGAACTGATCGACTGGCTGTGCCTGGAGTTTTACGACGCCGACCGGATGCTGTTTATCGGCGCAAAGGACGACCACGACAAGCCCACGCAGATCAAGTACAATTCCAGTCAGTTTGCGTCTCAGTTCCCGCCGGTGACGGACGCCGAGACCGGGGAGACCGTGCGGGAGGCCTGGACATATTATCCCAGGGTGGACGTGACCGTCAACGCCGGGGACGGCGTGGTGAAGGGCAAGCAGGCCACGGCCCAGGTGCTGGAAAAACTGGCGGCGTCCAACGTCAGCCAGGTCAACTATAAGCTGCTGGAGGCGGAGCTGGACGTGCTGGATATCCCCCAGAAGGGCGAGATCACGGAGTTCTGGGAGAGCCTGTTCGCGCCGGCCGTGCCGAAGGAGGTCACCGACGCGCTGGCGGGGAATCCGCAGCTTTTGCAGATGGTGACGGAATTGATCAAAGCAAACACGCTGGTGCAGGGAGGAGGTAACGGAAATGCTGTGTCCCAAATGCAAGCTGGAAATGCGGCTGATCTCCCGGGAGGAGTATGAAAAGGGATTCGTGGAAAAATACGCCTGCCGAAACAAGCGATGCCCGGAGTATGAAAAAGTGATCGAGCGCGAAGTGCGGAAATAAGGGAGCGGAATCCCGGCCCATTTCTTTCCCGCGGGGGAAAGAAACCGCCCGGATGTGAAAGAAAGGCCGCCAAAGGGGGATTGCGATGTTCCCCCTTTGGAAACCCCTTTGTGAGCGCCGCCGTAAGGGGGCTGCGGCCCCCTTGCAGGGTCAACCCCCGGAGACGTAGGGCAGGACATGGAAAACGACAGAAACAAGAGCGGGAGGCTGAAAAAGTCTCCCGCTTTTTGATGATAACGAGGGGGGCAGAGACGCTACCATGAGTTCAGAGAGCCGGGAAACGGCAATACGTGAGCTGTGACGGACATCAGCAAGGAGGAATCTTGAGCATGGACGAATTTGACCTTGAAAATCCGACCCTTGAGGGGGACGACGGACAGGACGGCGCCGTGGGCCGTCAGGATGATGATCTGGACGACGAAGGCGAAGGCGGGGAAGAAGCCGGGGCCGCCGCCCGGCAGGGAGCGGATCACCAGCACAACGCGGCGATGAAGGCCGCCAGGCATTCCGGCGAACAGGAGGCTGAAGCTCGCCTGAAAAAGCAGTACGACGAGACAATCGCCGGGATGGGCGTCCCAAATCCCTACACGGGCAAGCCCTTTGCCAGCTTTGAGGAGTTCATGGAGTACGGCAAGCGCTACCGCCAGGACAAACTGAAAGGGAAGGCACAGAAGGAAAACCGCCCCGTGGAGGAGCTGGAACAGGATGAGGAGGACAAAAAATTCCTCAAGCAGCTCCGCGAGAAAGAGGCGGGGAAGGCCGAAAGCGAGAAAAAGGCTCAGGAGCGCCAGGAATGGCTTGAAAAAGACCTGGGCGCCTTTATCGCAAAGTATCCCGACGTGGACGCCGGAAAGCTGGAGGCCAACCCGAAGTTCAAAAAATTCGCCGGTTCAAGACTGTATCAGGAGCCGCTGGCTACTCTGTATGAGGATTTCAGGGAATTTACCAACGACACGGAGGCCGCCGCGCTGGCCAAACAGGCCAGCAAGGACGAGCGGTCCACCGGGGCCGGGGGATCTTCCCGGGATTCCGTGCTGACGGCAGCGGAGCAGAAAGAGCTAAATGAATGGAACGCCCGGTACCCCAACGAGAAAATGACCGCGGCGGAATTCAAGAAGCGGTAAGCCACAGCCCCTTTTGACAAAGGGGCAAAGATTGGAGGAAATCATGAGAGTTTTTCAGAATCTGGACGGCGGCCCCATCGTCGCCTCCCGTGAATACGACATCGCCGCCGCCACTGCGGTAAAACCGGGGCAGGTGGTGTGTGTCACGGAAGGACTAGTGGTGCCGGCCGTCGCCGCGCAGACCGGCGCAATCCTTGGCATGGCTGCGGAGGCGCACCCCGGCACGGCGGACGCGCTGAATCCCAGGGCCAACGGCACAAGAATCCTTGTGTACGACAACCCCAAGACCCTGTTCCGCTGCGCGGCCCCCATTATGGCGGCAACCGGCGGCACGGCCACCACCGTGACCATGACCACGCTGGCGGCGTTCTCTGCCGACGACTTCAACGGCGGCTGGCTCATGCTGGTGGAAAAGGCCGCGGACAGCACCAACACCGACGCCGTGGGCACCGTGAAGCGCATCACCGACTATGCCTACAACGCCACGGGCACCATGTCCACCTTCACCGTGGGCGCCGGCGCGACGGCCGCGGCAGGCGACAAGTACGCAATTTTCCCGCCCTTCGGCTTCGCCAAGGGCAATCTGGACGCCGATATCGCCGCGCTGGTGCTGACAGCCACCGCCGCGCTGGCGCTGGAGGTCGTGGGACGCGAGGGCCCGGACATCGTGATGATGGCCAAGACCCACGCCCTGAACTAAGGAGGTAAGAACATGGCAACCATAAACGAATGGAAAGCCGACCTTGAAAAATTTGTCGGCAAGTCCTTTGACATCGCCTACGCAAACCAGATGAACCGCCTGCTGCCCATTCTCGGCGAGGACAGTTCCAACAACGCCACCTATGAGCTGACCAGCACCGAGGGCTATGGTGAGATGGACGCCTACGACGGCACCAATCTCAACGAGGGCACCCAGCGCAGGGGCTTCAAGACAGTGATCGTGACCGGCGAGTTCAACAAAACCGCCAAGGTGGGACGCAAGGAAGCCCGCCTTGACAAGTTCGGCTCCACCCGCCGCGCCGGTCTGAAGCTGGGCCAGAGCGCCAGCATGACCGTGTATGTCCACGCGCTGCGGCTGTTTGCCCGGGCCTTTGACCCCAGCTATCCCGGCGGCGACGGCCTGCCCTGGGCCTCCAAGGCCCACCCTGTGGCATCCCTGTACAGCGAGGGCCGAAAGTATGTGGCGGACCCGGAAAGCGGCACCTACGCGAACCTGGTGAACACCGCCCTTTCCGTGGGCGCGATCACCGACCTGCAGGCGGCGGCCAACCGCTTCGTGACCCCGGACGGCTCCCCCTTCCTGTGCGAGATGAACACCCTTCTGGTGTCTCCCGAGCTGGAGGCCGAGGCGGCCAAAATCTGCGGCCCCAACGGCAAGCTGCGCCCCGCAAAGAACCCGGCGGACGACAGCAACGCCGCGAACCCGCTGCCGGACATGACCTATATCGTCATGGGCGGCGGCAAGGACGGGTTTACCAAAAAGCAGTGGGCCGTGTGCGACCGCGACCTGATGAAGGAAATGGTGAAGATCATCTATGGCGAGCGGCCCACCGTCATGTCCAACGACCTGGACAACCCCCTGATCGCGCAGTTCGTGGCCTACGCCGACTTCGGCCTGGGCTTCGGCGACGGCCGCCAGATCATCTTCTCCGACCCGGCGTAATCAAAGCAATAAACCCCAAAAGGGGCGGGGAAGCCCGCCCCTTTTGGATAACAGGAGGATAACACCATGACAAACAACATCAAGGGCAGCGAGAAGGTGACCGTCGGCACCGCGGCCACCGCCGTGAAAACGGCTTATCGGGCCTTTATTTTGGAAAACACCGGCGCGGCGGACGTGTATTTTAACGTCGGCACCGCCACAACGGACGCCATGTGCGTGAAGGCCGGCACGGTGTTCCCCTTCGCGCTGACCGCCGACGTCCTTTCCGTGATCGGCGCGGCGGCGGGAGAGATCCGGCTGCTGTATGTGTTGGAGGCGTGAGCCATGACGCTGGCGGAAGGAAAGAAAAAAGTTTATGAGCTGCTGGACGAATACTCCTCCGGCGGGTCGGTGACCAGAGACGCGGATCTTGAAGCAAAGATGGCGGACTTTTTCGACATTGCCCAGAAGCAGATGGCAAACGTCCAGCGCATTGTGAAAACCACCGCTATCACCCGGGTAAGCGGGCAGACGGAATATGCCATGCCGGGCGACTTTGCGGGAGTTTACCGGATTTGGTACGGCGGCAGGGTGAAAAACAACCGTTTCGACTGGAAGGCCGGAAAAATCATCATCCCGGCGGAGGACACGGAGACCGTGGAGGTTGAATACTTTGCCATTCCGGCTACCGTAAATGCAAGCACCGACGACACCTATAAATTTGAGGTCCGGGAGGACGCCTGCCAGGCCATGTGCTTTTTTGTGGCGGCCCAGCAGCTGGTTGTCGATCTGGTGATCGACTACGGCGCGCTGCTGAATCTGTATCAGATGGCGCTGGCCAACGTGGACACCGGAATCCCCGGCGGGCAAATGAAATCCATGCAGACATTTTTCAGGGGGTGAGCTGAATGGGCGCAAAATCCGGCGTGACCATCAAGACCACGATATACAGCGACTTCAAGGGCGTGGACTTTACCACCGACGCCTCCCTGGTATCCAAATCCCGCAGCCCCATGGCCACCAACATGATCGCGGACGTGGGCGGCAGGCCGGAGAAGCGGCCGGGCTGGCGCACGCTGCAGAATCTTTCCGAGGGCCCGGTAAACGGCCTTTTTCTGGGCACGTTCTCCGGGGTAAAAAAGTATTTTGCCCATGTGGGGACCACGCTGTATCAATGAGCGGAGAGCGGCACCCCCACCGTACTCATGACAGGGCTGACCGACGGAGAGAGTACCGGCGCGTTTTTCGGTGGCAAGGTGTGGATTCTGACCGGCGGGGAATACATCGTCTGCAACGGGACGACGGCGGCCAAGGTGTCGGACGACGCCTACGCGCCCACCACCATCATCACCCGGGAGCCCACCGGGGGCGGCACCAGCTATGAGAGCCTGAATCTGATCGGAAAGTGGCGGAAAAACAGCTTTCAGACCGACGGCACGGCAAAAACCTTTCAGCTGGACGCCACGGAGCTGGACGCGGACACCATGACCGCCTGGGTGTGGGGCGTGGAAAAGGCCGAGGGAACCGACTTTACCGCCGACAGGACGGCGGGCACCGTGACCTTCACCACCGCGCCGACGGCCCCGGCCAGCGGCAAGGCGGACGGGCTGACCGTAAAGTTCGCCAAGACCGTGAGCGGCTACGCGGACAAAATCAACAAGTGCCGAATCCTCTTTTCCTACGGCGTCGGGACTTCGGACAGACTGGTATTCAGCGGGAACCCGGACTATCCCAATCTGGACTGGACCAGCGGGCTGAATGACCCCACGTATATCCCCGACCTGAGCTATTCCAACGTGGGAATCGAGGGCGTGCCCATCATGGGCTACTGCCGGATCGGGGAGTATCTGGGCATCGTAAAGGCCGACAACGGGCAGGACAGCACCGTGTTTGTGCGTTCCGCCGCCACCGACAGCGCCGGGCAGGCGGTTTTTCCCTTAAAGCAGGCCATCGCCGGCGTGGGCGCGATCTCCCGCAGATCCTTCGGGCAGCTGCTGGACGAACCGCTGTTTTTGAGCGGCACCGGCGTGTTTGCCGTGACCACCAACGTAGTGACCAGCGAGCGGATCTGCCAGAACCGGAGCTTTTATATCGACGGGCAGCTCATCAAAGAGAGCGGACTGGAGAACGCCCGGGGCGTCGCCTGGCTGGGAATGTACCTTCTGGCCGTGAACAATCACGTCTATGTGCTGGACGGGCGGCAGCAGAAGACCTATCGCAGCGAAAGCCTGGGCGACTACGTCTATGAATGCTACTACTGGGACAACGTACCCGTGAACTGCTGGCTTGTGGACAAGGAAACGGAAAGCCTGTATTTCGGCACGGCGGACGGGAAAATCTGCAGGTTCAACACCGACGTTGACACCATGAGCCGGTACAGCGACGACGGAGCGGCCATTACCGCCCTGTGGGCGACAAAGGCCGACGACGACGGGGACGGCACGCTGGAAAAGACCATGATCAAAAAAGGCTGCGCCGTGACGCTGAAGCCCTATACCCGATCCAGCGCCAAAGTGCTGGTCAGAACCGACAGGGACGTTTCCGCGCGCCAGGTCAATTACGGGACGCTGGATATCTTTGACTGGGCGGACATCGACTTTTCCCGCTTTACCTTCAACGCAAACGACG